ACCGCAAAAGGTCAAGGTTGATACCGAACACCATGCAGGCGTCGTCCAGGCTATAAACCCGTTGTGCGTCAAATTGTCGCAGTTGCGCCGCAAAGGCACCGCTGGGGCGCTTCTTGGTGTTCGCGCCTTGCGGAAGCCTCACATACCGGATCAGGTTGTTACCGGACGCGTCGGCCTTAACGAGACCGTCCAGGGCCATTGCCTGCATGATACGGTCGATCAATGCCGGATCGCGGGCATCGGGATCATCCGCGTCGATCAGACAGCCAATCTGGAACTTGCCCGGCGACGTTTCGATCACATAACTAGGGTGCGCCCCTAGTCCGGTCATGTCGGCATCGTCGGCTACGAGAACGCATAGCCTGTCAAAGTGTGCCTTACGCCGCGCTATCTCCTTGCCCTTCATGGCAGAGACGCAGAAGAAATTGTTATCTTCCGACCGGCTGTTGATTAGCCGCTGTTGGGCCTCAGTCGCCCGCCATGCCTTGCCGCCCCACATTGTGACATCGGCGGCATTCGGATCGGCGCGAAAGCTAGTCGTCCAGCCGTAGCCGTCGCCCAGGTCGCCATAGACGTGTTGCAGGAACTCGCTGTTGTCCACGAGTTAACCCTTGAACAGCGTTTCAAGGCTGATCTTTATTTTGTGTTGCTCTGCATAATCGAGGATGGGCTTCCAATACTTAAGCGGAACCTTGCCGCCCGAGCCCTTTTTACTTGTGGGTTGCAACCACCGCGATACGGTAGATGGATAGGTGTTCAGGATAGTCGCGGCCTTGGTGACGCCGCCAAGCATCGTCACAACGTCATAGGCGGGCTGTTCACGCCCTCTGATCGAATTCATGGGGAAATCTCCTTGTCAGATACACTAGGCCGGGACTGTCATTTTCTGCAAGTGCGATTTGTGCAAAAAAACCTCTTGCCAGCCGCAAGCCTGTCAGCGTAGGGTTCGGTCATTGGAAGGAGAAACCAATGTCAAACCGAGAAACAGCCCTGGAGGCCCTCGCCTCTGCGTGGGTGAAAGCCAAGACCGCCGAAATCGAAGCCAACGCCCTGCGCGTCTCAATCGAAGCTGAAATCATCGCCATAACCGGAGCCAAGGAAGAAGGCCGCGAAACCCACACCCTGCCCACGCACAAAATCACCGTCATCGGAAAGCTGACATACAAAGCCGAATTTGAGCCGCTGCACGAACTGACCGAACAATGGCCCGAGCAATTCCAAGTCATCAAATACGAGCCCAAACTGAACGAACCGCAAATCCGCAAAATCCGCGAAATGCGCCCCGATCTTTACCGCCAGATGTCCGAACACATCACCGTCAAGCCAGCTAAAACCGGGATCAACGTCGATGTCCTTTGACCTGAAATCCATCCGCAAATCCGAAGCCATCGCGGCCCCTCGCGTCATGCTCTATGGCGTGGAGGGGATCGGCAAGACGACCTTTGCAGCTGGTGCGCCTAACCCCATCTTCATTCTGACCGAAGATGGCCTGGGCTCCCTTAAGGTCGATCACTTCCCGATTGCTCGTTCGTCTAATGACGTTCTGGAGGCCATCGGGACGCTTTACAGCGAGAAGCACGAATTCCGCACCGTGGTCCTGGACTCAGCCGATTGGCTTGAGAACATGATATGGCAGGAAGTCGAAGCCAAGCATGACGCCAAAGACCTCGCCTACGGTAAGGGCGCGGTGCTGGTGACAAATCGTTGGCGGGAAATTCTGGACGGCCTCAACGCCCTCCGCAATGACCGCAAGATGGCCGTCATCGTGATCGCGCATTGCGCCATCAAGCGTTTCGACAGCCCCGAAGTCGAGCCCTATGACCGCTATCAGCCCAAGCTTCAGGATCGGTCTAGCGCCATCCTGCGTGAGTGGGCCGATGCGGTGCTATTTGGGAACTACAAGACGCTCGTTAAGAAAGATGACGTTGGGTTTTCCAAAACCAGCAATCGCGGAATTTCGACCGGCGAAAGGTTGCTCTACACCAATGAGCGCCCCGCCTACATGGCGAAAAACCGCTATAGCCTTCCCGACCATATCCCTATGGCCTGGGATGAATTTGAAGCCGCAATCAACTAAGGAACCAGAAAACCATGCCTGCAATCGACTTTGACGTTACCGCCTATGAGGCACAGCCCGTCCGTTCCGGTTGGGACCCGCTGCCTCCCGGCGATTATACCGCCTGCGTGACTTCCACCGAAGTCAAGCCGACCAAGGCGGGCAACGGGGAGTATATCGAACTCACCATCGAGATCATGGACGGGGACTTTTCCGGTCGCAAGATTTGGGAACGCCTGAACATCAACAACCCGTCCGAACAGACGGTCCAGATCGCCCGGTCGCAGCTTAACCAGCTTGCCACCGCGCTAGGCCAAGTCCCGCTGAAGGACACGGATCAACTGCTTGAGATTCCGTTCACCCTGACGCTGGACATCGACCGCAAGGACACCACGCGTAACCGGGTCATGGGCTATTCGTCCGCGTCATCGGCTCCGCGTGTTGCGGCCAAGCCTGCCCCGGCTACCTCCACGGGCACCGCCAAGAAGCCCTGGGAGAAGTAAGCATGGTCGCGGTGCCCGAGCCTGTGAGGACCACAGCGAAAGAGATTTACGCTTGGTATGAGCAACAGAAGGAGGAACACAGGGAACACCTTGGGGCCTCACAGATCGGGCACCAATGCGACCGCTACCTTTGGTATGTGTTCCGGTGGGTCAATCTGCCTACGTTCAACGGACGCCTGCTAAGGCTATTCGGAACGGGCAAGCGCGAGGAACCGCGTGTTTACGAGGAACTGCGCGGGATTGGAGTTGAACTGCATACCGAAGATGGCGGTAAGCAGATCGAATGCCGGGATGCGTCGGGTCATTTCGGTGGCTCCATTGATGGGATTGGGCGGGGCTTTCCTGAAGCGCCTAAGACCTGGGCTATCCTTGAAGTCAAAACTCACGGGTCCAAGTCCTATCATGAAGTTGCCAGCAAGGGCGTCGAGAAGGCCAAGCCGCAGCATTATGCACAGATGCAGACTTATATGCGGCTCATGAACGTCGAGCGAGCCCTGTATTTCGCCGTCAACAAGGACACCGATGAAATTTACGTCGAGTGGGTCCACTACAACGAGGCTGACGCCAAGGCGATACAGACGCGAGCGACATATATCATTGCACGAGCAACACCGCCTGAACGCCTAAGCGCCGACCCGGCGAATTGGGTCTGCAAGATGTGCGACTTCTACAAGACCTGTCATCACGGTGGCTGGCCTGAGGCGAATTGCCGCACTTGCTCGCATTCAACACCTGTTGATGGTGGGCGATGGACCTGTGGTTTTCATGAATTTTTTATGAGCGCCGACGACCAGCGCAAGGGTTGCGGGGATCATGTGTTCATCCCGCCGCTTGTCCCGGCCACGCCTGTTGATGGTGGCGTGAACTACGTCGAGTATGAGGCCAAGGACGGGACCACGTTCAAGAACGGTCCAGGGCATACCCTGAGCGCCAGCCTGTCCAACTCGACCAAGGCCACCAAGCTAAGGCGCAAGGCTATCGGGGATAACAATGGCGTTCCCTTTGACGACGAGATTCCTTTTGACTAGGCAGAGCGTGACTGCCCTACAAACACGCGGAGAATGAAATGACCGGACGTATGGCCCGTAACAAGGGCGCTCGCGGCGAGAACGAACTTGCCAAGCTGCTATCGGATGAACTCGGCTTTGTGGTCAAGCGCAAGCTAGGCCAAGCCCGCGACGGTGCCGACGACATTGAAGTCGGACCCTATCGGATTGAGTGCAAGCGCCAGGAGACACTTGCTATCATGAAATGGTGTCGTCAGGTGGAAGCCTGCACAAAGCCCGGCGAAATTCCGACCGTTATCTTCCGCCAGAACGGGGAGACGTGGCGCGTAGTATTGCGGCTCGAACACTTTCTCCCATTGCTGCGTGAGCATCTGGCAGAGTTGCCATCGCCACCGCCTTCGCCTGAACCTCTCTAACCCGGCGCTCCCAGCCCTTGCCAAACGAAGGCCAATGCGGGAGCGCTTTGAGGAACCGCAGGCGCTCACCGCAATACCGCTGAATAAGCCCCTCAGAAGCCCGTGCAGCGGCAATC